CACCGCGCCTGTCGGGAAATCCGCCGCCGCGATGTCGGACGCGCTGATCGCCGTGCCCGTGGCCACGCCGTTGACGTAGCCCTGGATGGTCGTGCCGTTGCAGTACATGCCCAACGTCACGTATGTGTCGGCCTCGGGCACGACGTAGTCGTCGTCGTGGACGTTTGTGGTCTGGCCGCCCTCGTCGTAGATGAAGTCGATGGCATCGCCGTCGGCGGCAAACCGGCAGAACCCCAGGGCATCGCCGTCGGTCAACGCCGCGCCATCGTCGGCGATCACGTCGCCCGACAGGGCGGCCGCACGGGTATACAGACCCGCAAAGGCAGTGGCGCGGGCGTCGGTGATGTTTTTGACCTTGAACCGTGCCTCCCACGCCCACGGTGCGCCGCCGCTGACCGTGATCGGGACGTTCCACTGGGCCTCAGCGGCCTCATTGTCGGCCGAGACGAACAGCAGCAACTCGCCGATCCCCTTCGTGCCGGGCAGATTGGCCACGACGCCAGTCGTGTCCGTGAACGTATCGTCGGCTTTTTCGCCGTGCGTGAAGTCGGCTTCGAGCAGCGAACCGCTGAACGGGTGGCTGCGCAAACCGGGCAGGTTGAAATGCTTCCAGATATCCTCAGTGGGCAGCTCGTCGGCGTCGCGGTCCCGCTCGCTGATCCCGCTGTTGGCCAGGGCCGAACTGTCGGTCTCGCCCTTGCAGGCGACGGCCTCGACGATGTCGCCCGTGGCCGTTGCCGCCTCGAGGGCGTAGAACATCGGCGAGCCGACGACCGTGTCATCGAACATCCCGTCGGCGGCCGAATACAGGGTGGCGCCGGCGCTGAACGGTCCGGCCGCCGTGATCTTGCACGTGCCGCCGTGATTGTGCGGGCGCACCATGACGGCGGCGCCGCTTGCGGCGGCGGCCTGCGTGATGCCGATGCCCGCATAGCCGGCGTCGGCATAGGTCCCGTCCACCTTCACATTGCGAAAGGCCGCCAGGGCCTCGCCCGCAATGATCGTGATGGGGCTATCTTGCTGTCTCGACATGATGTATCCTTTCGTTTGGTCGTTTGTGCGTCGTGCGTTACGCAAGCCGGGTCACGACATCGTCACGCGGCCGGCGGCCTTCTTGCCGCTGCGCACCTTCACCGGCCGGGCCGCTTCGCCCGCCCGGAACCGCTCGTACAGATCCGGCTCCTCATGCGCCAGCCGCCGCATGGCCTCGGTCCGCGTGATCTTCTCCTCGCGGGCGATCTGCGTGGCCTTCTGCATGAAGTCCTCGCCGCCGTCGGCGGCGCTGTCGTGATATTCCAGGCCGTCCGAGCCCTTGCAGCGGGCGGCGGCCTCCTTTTCCAAACGGTCGTGACGCTCGGCCTTGGCCTCCGTCACGGACCAGCCCTTGCCGACGGCTTCGAGCGCGAACGCAGGGTCCGACGCAAACGCCGCTTGCAGCGCGCTGACCCGTTCCTTCTCGTTCGCCAGGGCCGCCTCGGCAGTCGTGATGTCTGTCTGCTCTTGTGGCATGTCCATGTCTCCTGTATCGAGTGTCTCTGTGGCGGCCTCGGTGGCCGATTCGTTGCGTTTGCCGGCAGGCGGCGCCGCCTGTTGCGGGGCCGTGACGGCATCGATCAATCCCATCTGCATCGCGGCCGGGGCCAGCCAGACGCGTCCCGTCGCCCATTCGGCCGCCTGCTGTCTTGCCACCCGTCGGCCGGCCGCCACCTGATCGATGAAGTGACCGGCCATCTGGTCGATCACCTCCTTGACGGCGGCGATCTGCGTGTCCGTGATGGCGTCGAGGCCCAGGCCCTTGTGCTCGCCGCTGCGAACGACGATGGTTTTGACGCCCATCTTGTCGTCAAAGCCGGTCCAATCGAGGTAGTAGGTATAGACCCCGATCGAGCCGACCTCGGCGTTGGCATTGGCCTCAATCCGCCGGGCGCTGGTGGCCAGCCAATAGGCCCCGCTCGCGCACAGGTCCTCAACCACGGCCGTCACCGGCTTGATGGCATCGGCGGCGCGGATGGCCTGGGCCGCCTCCATCCCGCCGGCCACCATGCCGCCGGGACTGGTGATCCGCATCTCGATCTCGGTGACGAGCGGATCGTCCACGGCGGCCTGCACCATGCGCCGAATGTCGTCGTAACCTGTCACGCCAGAGCCGAAGATCAACTTCAGGACCGCCGGCACGGTCTTAAGCAGGATGCCGGTAATCGGGATCGTCGCCCGGCCGTTCTCCACCCGCATCGGCGAAGGAATATCGATGCGAACCGCCGCTACGGCCTCGGTGCTCTCGATCTCGGCCAGGGCCGCGAACATCCGCTGCATCGCCACCGGCTCCATCGCCCACGGCTGGGCGGCATAGTCCACCATCAATGCGTTACGCATCGTCTGTCTCCTTCTTCGCTTCGTCCGCCGCCTGATTGCGCAGGCCCGCCGGGCTCTCGGCCTTCGGCGACTGGCGGCCGCAGAACATCTGCCAGGGCACGTCCACACCGTGCTCGGCCTTGATCGACTTGGACCGCTCGATCGCATCGACCACCTCTGCCTGACAGGCATCGACGACTTCCTCGCGGTCGAGATTCAGTTCCTTCAGCACGTGTGCGTGCGTAGTCATCGTCCGATCCAGCTTGATGCCGTGGGCCTGCGCCTCCTTGAGCTGGTCGATCCAGGGGAACGTTGGCAGAATCCATTCGGTGGTCAGTTCTGTGCCGGCGGCCACGCCGGCGGCCTTGAGCAGGGCCGCGCGACGCCACTCGAACAACGGCTGGTAATACCGCTGCTGAATGCGCTCCTGCCAGACGAGGAACGTCTGATACGCCTGCTCCAACACCGCGCGGCTCTGGCTGTAGTTCGCCTGCGACCAGTCCAGCAGGATCAGTTCCAGCGGCATGCCGATCGGCAGGCCGAGCAGGCGCAGGAACGTGCGAAGACTGTCGGTGAAGTTTTCGCCAGGGATGTTCCTTTCAATCCCCTTGACCTGGTCGCCCGGCTGGCCGTGATAGATGATCGCATAGTCCAACTCCATCAGCCGGGCGGCAATGTCGCCGGGCTTGTCCTCGGCGGCCTTGTTCGGGTCGGTCGTGCTCTCGTTCCAGCCCTTCTGCTCACCCATCTCGCGTGTCACCGACAAGGCCAGGCGGCTGAGCATCTGCCATGCAATTGCCTCGCTGTCACAGATGTCGTTGATGCGGTGCAGCATGGCGAACGAACTCTGCAACACCGGCTCGCCCCTCGTCTGGCTGGGCCGGCCTGGTGTGACGATGAATAGAAAATCCTCGGCGGGGATCGGTTTGCTTTTGGACTTGGTAAGCCGGCCCTTGTCGCTGTACGGGCATACGGCATACGTCACGGGCCGCCCATCATCATCCATTCGGATGCCGGTCGAGCCGGACCGACCATCGGTGATCTGCTCGGCCTCGATGTATTGCAGCCGGCCTCCGTCCCGCTTGATCGCGCCGGTATCGCCGCAGAGCATCGCCTCACGGCAGACGCGAGCGTCGGCGTCGGCGCCGGTGACGAGATCACGGATATCGGACTGCCTGTGCATCCGCCGCCATGCGGCCTCGATCCGCTGGCCGGCTTGGGCGTCGGCGGTCATTACGCGCAGGCCGAAGCCACGGCCGATGATGTAGCTGACCGCCCGGTCAATGATACCGCGATAGATGGCGTTGTCGCGGTAGAACGCCCGGCTTTGGGCGATCAGACGGGCTCGGTCGTATTCGAGGAACAAATCCGCCGAGCCGCTGCCGTATGCCCGGCCCTCTCGCGTCGCCACGGCCGCCGCACGGTAGCCAAGCGATGTGTAGGCCCCACGGCTGGTCACAATGTCCAATCGGCCGTGGTCGGTCGGCGGCAGGATGCGGATTCGGCTCATAGGATCGCCTTGCCCCGCGTAAACGAGCAGCGCGGGCGGTTCGTGGTGTCGTAGATGGCCAAAAACTCCTCGATCTGCCGCCGCGTCTCGGCCAGACCCTCATAGTCCAGGCTGCGGCCGTCGGCGGCGGTGTTGCGGGTCGCCCGCGTCAGTTGCAGATACCGGATGGCCTCCAGCGCAGCCCGGGCCTTGGTGACGTCGCCGTCCCAGGACAGATTGTCCATGTACTGGGCGACCGCGTCGGCGTAGCTCGATGCACTCGTCAATGCCATTGCATGCCTTTTGTCCGGGCAAACAAAAAGCCGGCCGCAATGGGGGTACTGGCCCCAGTACGGCCGGCTGATTGTTTCTTGCGTCGCTTCGCGGCCGCCGCCGCTACGCGAACCCGATATTCGATTGTCAGCGTCGCCGTCCGCGACGCGTTGCCATGTCCTTCGTATTGTCGGCGCGGCAACGTGTCAACCGATCAATCCGTCCGGCGACGAGAATCCTTACAGGTCTGTAAAGAATCCGGTCAAATCTCCTTTCCTACCACCGCATATCGGTGCATGCAGACGGCCCGCACGCATCGGCGGTACTGCACGTGGCCCTGCGTGCTGCGTGCCACCGTGTCGACGGACTGGCAACGAGGGCACCGCCGCCCGTGGTCGAAACTGTAGACAACGACCTCTTCTGCCGCAGCGATCGACTCGCCTTGCGGCTCTTCGTGGGATTGCTTCTTCTTGCGAGGCATTCTGAATCCTTTCAATCGTAGTGGGTTCGAATCTTGCGGGTATGTTTCGGCCCAGCGCTTGCGGGCGCCGGAGCCGGGGCCTGGTGTGCTTGTTTTGCAGGACGCTCGGCCAGCGGCTTCATCATGCCCACACCGATCAGCGTCGCGGCAAAAAGGCTGTAGACCGAGCAGTCCCACGCGTGATTGTCCCGGCCGTCTTTCTTGGGCACCCACGTCGGCCGGCCGTCGACGATCAGTTTGTGCTCGCTGCACAGCTCGCCGAACACGTCGCCGCCCACGTCGCTTGGCAGGTGCATATAGCCGGGGCCTGGATGTTGGGCCTCGAACAGCATGCGCCAGAGCTGATCCTTGTACTCGACCGTATTGAGTTCGTACAGCATCAACACGGCGTCCTGCGGGATCTTGGTATACATCCGCCGCATCTGGCGAGGCGATCCACGGACGGGGATCAGGTTGCCCCGCCAGACCACGCTGCGATTGTCCAGGCAGAAATTCTTCACCGGCGACGGCCGATAGCCGCTGTCGATCGTCACGGCTGAGGGCAGCAGCCATTGACCGTCCGCCGTCTGCCATGACCGCACCAGGAGGGGGCGAAGGGGCTCGTAGGCTTCCGACTCCCGCGTGTCGCTGGTCTCGATACGCATGATCTCGATCGGCCAGCATTCGTACAGATAGCCCCAGCCATCGACCTTGACGCGGAACCAGTTGTCGTGTACGTCGACGGCGATGGTGATCGCCTGGACGCCCCACGGCACTTCGCCGGACCGATAGCCCGCGTCGATGTGCCGCCGGAGCATCCCCTCGTCCGTTTCGGCCCGCGTCTCTTTCCACGGGAGGCCGCGATGGTTGTTCTGGAAATGCCGCAGCGGTTCGGCCCGGCCGCCCTTAAGGGCCAGTTGGGCGCGCACGAACGCTACGGCCATGCTGCGCAGGGACCGCAATCGCGGATGGCCCATCAGGCCGTCCACGTGAAAGCTCTTGTACGGCGTCACAGGCATCTCGCCTTCGACCGCGCCGCCCGGGCCCATCGTCACGCCGGCCGGCAGCCATTGGCCGTCGGCCAGGGCCGCCGCGCGGGCGTAGTCGCTCCATACCGCCGTGCACGAGGGGCAGCGATACCGCACGTGCCGACCGCTCTCATAGGCTTCCAATGACAGCCAGTCGCCCCGCTCGTCGCGGTCGAGCGTTACGTACACATCTGGATTGTCCTTGTCCCACCATTGCATCACGTGCCAGTAGCGGCAGCGGGGGCAGGGCACCCAATACTCGCACCTGTCACCCGCCTGGTATTGCAGATCGAAATCGTCGCCGGTGTTGCGCGGACTGCTGATGACCAGCAGCTTGCCGCGTTTGGGGAAGGCCAGCGTCCGGCCGCGCAGGTGATTGAGGCCGTGGATGCCGGATCGACCCGCAAACGGCGACCAGAGCGCCACCTCGTCGGCGATCACGTAGGGGATCGGGTCCGAGGCCATCGTCGCGTCCGAGTTGCTCCACGCCAGATACAGCAGCATATCCCCCAACTCGGTGGGCTCGCCGATGTGGAAACTATCGATCGATCCGCCCAGGGCCTCCAGCAAAAACGGATTGGCCTTGAACGTCGCCCGCAGCCGCTTCATCCGCCGCTTGAGCGTGTTCTCATCCGCCATCACCACGATCATATTGGCCGGCTCGTACCGCACCACGTGGCACATCCACAACATGCCGATCATCGTCTTGCCCATCTGCAACGGCGCCGATACCGTCACCTCCCGCACAAACGGGTCCGTCAGGGCCTCGCAGATCCCCCGCTCCCACGGGGCCAGGTCGTACGTAAACGGACCCGCCGCATCGCTCTCGATCCCCGGCAGGATCAGCTCGCCCTCCGGCCATACCGCCAGGCTCGGCACCTCGCGCGGGGCGATGATGGCCAGCTCTTCCGGAAGTGGCCCGTATCTCGTGTCTCGTCGCTCGTCGCTCGTCATCCGCTTGGCTCCTGCGTCAGCAGAGTAAGGGCCTCTTCGATCTTCTGTTTGGCCGCCGGCGGCAGGGGCAGCTCCTCGGGCCAGTCGCACCAGCGGCGGCGGAGGGTCTCGAACGCCGTGATGTAGGCCCCCTTGAGCTGCGCCGCCGTCTGGCCCTCGTGCTCGTGGGCCCACTGCTCGGCGCGGGCCTCGCTGAGCAGCTGCGTCAGCCACGCCGCCCGCGTCCGCAACATCGCGATCACGTCCGTCCGCTGGTACACCCGCCCCTCGATCTCATCACCCTGCAGCCGCCGCAGCCGCTCCAGGGCGCTCTCGCCGTCGACCGGCCGGCCCGCCGCCTGGGCCCCGAGTTTGCGCACCTCCCACTGCCGCACCCACGCGACAAATCGCGGCAGCGAATACGAGCCGTCTGCCGCACGCCACAGACCGTGCTCCTTGGCCCATCGATTGAGTTGCCGGTGGTTGACGCCGGTTGCCCGCTCCATCTCCGCCGGCGGCAATCGCTCAAAGTCCACATCCTCCGGCTCCGGCCTGCGTGCGCTGAATAGCGCCTCGACCGCCGCAATCGCCTTGAGGTCCCCATCTTGGACGCGGGCGGCAAAGCCCTGCTCGGTGGCCAAGAGCAGCGCAAACCGCTTGCTGTCCCACAGGTCGCGGACCTCGCGGTCCCTGGCGTAGAGCTTGGCAAATGCACCCTTGGCCGTGCCCATCAGCTTGTCCGCCGCCTCGACCACGACGTACGTCGTCCCCGCCACCTCCTGCACCCGCCGCAGCAATCGACCCCGCTCCCAGGCATTGGACCGCGCCCGCGTCTTGAGCAGCGTCCCGACGCCTGCCCTCAGCCGCTCGGCCGCCTCTTCCAGCGTCGCACACTCGATCGCCGCATCCCGCACCGCCGACGCCGACGGCATCTTGGCCGTCGCCCGTCGCGGGTCGCTCGTCGCTCGTGTCGTTGTCGTTTTCGGCTTCCTTGCCATCCGAGGGCAGTTCTCCGTTGTCAGTCTCCAGTCGTCAGTTGTGCCAGCGCCGTCGCAACGGCCGCCGGCAGCAGGTTCAGCAGTTCATCGCTCGTCGCTCATCGTTCCCCGTACCGGCTGCGCCGGTCCCAGTGGCGGCCCCGCGTCCAGTCGCGGCAGCCGGCGAAATAGCCCATGCACCGATGCCCCGCGACCTGCGGACCGGGCGGCACATCCGCTGCCGCCATCGGCCAGTACCGCACGCGATCGCCCTGCATCACCGCCCCCCGCAGCCTCTGCAACATCGCATGTCGATCGGCGTGTTCCATGGCCAATGTGTATTGGCGATCCGGACCTTCTCGCGCCGCATCGTATGTGCTGACCTCTTTGTAGATGCGAACGGATGTGCTCGACGATTCGGCATACCAGCCACTCGACGTCAACGTAATCGTGATCGCGACAATCCCATCGTCGTAGCTCGATTCAGTTGCACAGTCGCCCTTCCATGTGCATTCCGACCAGAGATAATGCGAGCCCACGGCGGTATACATCATTGCTATCACCTCACCAATCGATTGCGCAGCCACCAGTCGGCCAGGCCGACGGCGTCGTGCATGTCGTAGCCGGGGTCCTGCTGGGCGGCCAGGGCCGGGTAGAGCTGGCGGATCGCCAGCGCCCGCGTCGCCTTGGGCACGCCCCGCGTCCAGTCGTTTTCCGCCACAGCCTCGACCGTCACAGGGCGGCCGTACGCCTGCTCGTCGCGGGCCCACAGCCATACCTGCCGCAAGACCGCACCCACGCCGGCGCCATAGACCGCCAGCCCGGCGCCACGGCCTTGGTGACGCCGGCCCACCTTGCCCCGCGTCCATTCGACCAGCACCACCGACGGCTCGATCCGTGACAGCAAGGCCTCCACGTCGTCGCACAACTCCATCACGCGGGCGGCACTGCACGAATGACGATCCATCGGCGTGCACAGACCCGCCTCGACCAAATCGCGGCTCATCGTCAAAACACCATAGCCGACAACCGTCGAGGACGGGTCCAGTGCCAGCACCACCCGCTCACCCGTCATCGCTTATCTTCGCCTTTCGCTGCTTCAGCGGCCTTGGGCGACAATGGCTGCAAGGGTGTCTTTTTTTGGTCGCTCATAACCTATGCCCCCACAACGCTTTACCGAGGGAACACTCCTTAAAAAATTATTGTATGCTTCCTTGATCGGCCATGCTTTGAACCGCTATGTCACGGTGTCCAGGAAGGACCCGTGTTGTAAGTCGTTGTTGTTGCCACACTTGCACACGTCACCTCACACACCATCTACCCCTCACCCCGGCAATCCATCGACCACGTCCAATCGTCCGTAACCGTATTCCCTGCCGCACTTTACGCATCCCTCGGTCCGGCCCGCGCGTCGAACATCTTGCGGAGGATCGCCATCATCACAGCGCCTCGGCGCCGGGCGCTCTTGCCGTACTTGGCCACCTGGCGGGCCTTGGCGAGGCAGTGCTCGCGCCGCTCGGCCCCCGCCATCCCACTGGCCTTGAGCTCCACCCACCACCGGGCGAACGCCCCCACCTCGCTCTTGGCGTCCTGAGTGCCCATGTCGCGACCCGGCCAAAGCGTCTCGACCAGCCGCCGGCCAAAGTCCACCGCCGCCGGATCGTCCCAGTGCAATGGCGGCAGGCACGCCCCCAACGGCACCGCATCACCACGACGCCGCACAGACGAAGCACGGGGGGCCGCCGTACACCTGCCTGGGCTCTTTGGCCGTCGCCCCCCGCCTTCGGGTTCCTTCGGGCTCTTCGGGCTCCCTGCGGGCTCCTGTGGCCTCTGCTGGGCCTGTGGCCTCTGCTGGGCCTGTGGCTTTGCCTTCGGGTTAACCCGTATGGATTGATTGCGCGCTTTGGTTTCCCGTACGCTATCGCTATCGCTATGACTGTCCTCTGCTTTACTCTCCTCTCCTCTCCTCTCCTCTCCTCTGGTTTTGCGTTTTGCGTTTTTGCCCGTTGGAGCGGTCGATTTCGACGCAGCTGCCCGCCTGCCCCGCTCGGCGAGTGCCTGCTCCCGCTCGATTTTCTCGTCGTCCGTGATATACCGCAGCCACCCGGCCGCCAGCAGCCATTCCAGATCCGGCGGCCGATCCATCCTCAACTCCCGCTGCAACGCCACCGGATCACCCCACACCGCCCCAATCGCCGAATGAACGGCCATATGCTGCGTCAGCCGGAAGATCAACGCCGCCCGCCCGTCCGACTCGCCCGGCACGTCCCACACCGCCCGACACGCCGGGTCCGTCCATAGCGAGGTAAACTGCTTGAACCACGGAGGATTGGCTGCCTTGTAGCATTGGCCCCTGGACCACTTGTCCCAGATCAGCCAGGGTGTGGCGGCGGTATAGGCCGTCGCTTTCGTGGCTCTGGGCTCGTCGCTCGTCGCTCGTTTGTTGCGGTCAGTCATGGCACTGTTCGTCTGTGTTCATGCCGATCAGCATGGGATCTTCCACCCGCTGTACGCTATCGAGGACGCACTTTCGCATCAGCTTGCAGATATAGCCCTGCCCGTCCCCGCCGTGCTCGCTCTGGCGGTGGGCGCAGTTGTTGCAGCGCCGGGTCTTCGGTGGATTCGGCGTACCTCTGTCGTATCCGGATGCCCTGCTGTACTTGTCCACCCTGCGAATTGCCTCGTCACTCATGGCTGTTCTCCACAACCCGAAACGTGTTGCTTAGCGTACCAACCCTCCGCACAGAACAGGCGGCGTATTGATCCTGGCGACGACGACATGCGTGCCCGTCCTGGCGGCGTCCCATGAATCCAGCGCCGATACGTGAATGTAGTGCAGGCCCGCCGACATCGGGACGTAGGCGATCTCGTACAGCATCAAGCCGTTGGGGTCTGCCGCGGTCGTCATCGTCCCGGCCGAGGCCGTGAGGCTGAACGTGTCGCCCTCCGCATCGCAGGCGTAGCCCTGCAATCGGCAGGTGCGGCCCACGACCGCTACGGTCACGCCCAGCAGCAGCCGCTCACCCGCCTCGGTGTCCAAGGCAATCTCGTTGGGGTCGATGCCGTAGTCCGGCGGGATCGGCGGGTACGATTGATCGGGGCATGTCTGGGCCAGGGTCAGTGAGGCCATAATCAAAATGGCAATGATGGTCAGTAATCGTTTTGGAGTCTTCATTTCGCACCTTTCTACTCTTTGACAACGTGACCCTTGGCCACTGCAGCTCGCATACACTCGTTGCACACATCCCCTGAGTTCCACGTCCCGTTCAAAGCGTGCCGTAGCTCAACACGCAAACGCTTGCCCAGTTTGGCAGTATGCTCCACAAACAGTGGCCCTGTTCGCCCGACCACGATCTCGCTCTCACAAATGTCACAATATCGTCGTATGCTCATTGCGACTTTCTCCTTTTAACTTTTTCCAACATCTGAAACGCCTTTTGCCTGTCCTTGACGGGTTGCGTGTTGTCTTCGATGAAATCGCCCAGCGGCCGCCGCGTGTCCTGATGTTCGTACAACCACCGAGCATACACCGGCTCGCACATGATCCGTCGCCAGTACGGCCGAAGCTCGGCTGGCACCGGGTGCAGGCGCGGGACGGCCCCCAGCAGATAGATGACCAGGACCGTTGTCATCTCGTCACCTCCAATTGTCCGATGAAATGGCTGATGTCGTCGAGGCAGTCGGCGGAGAACTCGGTATCGGGTTCCGGGATGAATGTGATTCTCTTCCACGCGCCGGGACGCACAATGCCGAGTTCGTCATTGCCTCTGTTCGTCACGCATAAGTACCAGCCTTTGACGGTCGCCTGTTCAAAGTGGATGTGCTTGTATCGCGTCTTCATTTGCATGGCTCCCAGTAGGCCGAGTGACGTCCGCACACGTCCACGATCCGCGCCGCCAGATTTCGTTTCGCTCCCGCCCACGGTGCCAGTGCTTTGATCTTCACGTCACAGTCTCCACAGCGCCGCCGCCACCGCCGCGCCGACCAGAAGGGTTATCAGGATTTGGGGGAGAGTGGGCATCTCAGTCCTTTCTCGGTTTCCAGTGCTCGCACTTGTCATTCGGCTCGATCTCGTCATCCTCAGCCCAGAGCCTCCCTGTTCACCTTCCTCGTGTCCGTATTGGTGAATTCTATCCCGTCCAGGTGCCGGGCGAGGTCGTACTTGATGTAATACCGCTTGCCGTACTTCTCGCACAATTCGATTGCCTCGGCCCCGAATCGCCGCCAGTCGATCTGGGCCTCTCTCTCTTTGTCGATGAAGCCAGACGGCTCGGGTCGGGCGGCCAACATCGTAGAGCTTGAATGGAACGGAACGCCTGCCGAAGGGTCCTCAACCCACATTCTCTTGAACGGACCTATCCATAGCACGTC